TCGCGGCACCGAGGCGCGAGGCATGGTCGTGGCCCGTCTCGATCACCGCTTCGGCAGAGTTATAGCGCGGCCCGGCGAACCCATGGACATCGAACGAGATGGCAGCACCAGTCGGGCAGGCGTTTCGAATGCGGACCATGTTCGGCGCTTCGATTGTAAGGATCGGCCAAGACGGCTCGCCATCGGGTTGAATGCTCGTTGCGGGCATGAGCGCGGCGATTCCGGCGTCGCGCTTAGCACGGATTAGCAGTGCGCGGCGGGCAAGGCGCTGGAGGGTCGAGGGGGTCATGATCCGCTTGCCTTTACGATCTTGTCGAACGCCGCGGCGAAGTCCTTCCGCACCTTCGGCAGCATCTTGTCGCGAGCGGGGCGCATGTACGGACGCGCGGCCATCTTGCTGGTGCCGAACTCCAGCGCGGCGGCGTATTCGGCTTCGGATCGAACCTCGACAGTGAGCGGCTTCGGCTGCTCGGTCTTCAGTTGCGCCTGGAGATTGCCCGTGTCGCGGTTCGGCGATTCTCCCGGCGTCGACGCGACATGGTTCTTCCCCGACACCGATCCCGCCGAGATCGATCGGAAGGCTTCGGATCGAATGGCATCGCCCCCAGCATAGAGCGACGCGCCCATCAGCCGCACCGTCGACGCGCTCGAAAGCTTCCGCAGACGCCGCTTGTGCTTGTTCAGGCCCTTCATCGCCATCTTACGCCCTTCTCGCCCGACATTCCCAGCCCACCGCCGCAGGATCGCGCTGACAAGATTGCAGCGACCACGTCCCGGCGCGTGAACCGGCTGCGATCTTCACGACCGCCGAGATGCCGAGCTCGTCCAGCCCTAGCACGATCAGGCGCACGTCTGTTTCGCGAAAGCCCTCCGCCTGGCGCATGGCGAAGGTCGCGGCGTCGAGCTGGACCGTGCATGGCTGCCTGGTTGGTTCGCCGGGATCCACGATCGAGCCGCCTTCGTCCTTGACCGGGACGCCGGGCCAGACCGCTTCGGCTTGGTGGAACGGACCATCATCCGTGGTGAATGCCGCAGCGATACCGGCGAAAGCCTCGTCAAACATCGAACGCACCCAGCACGCCGATCAAGGCGGGCGGCTCCCAAGCAAGGCGAGGTCCGGCGAACTGGCGCCGAGCGAGGGTGAGATACTCCCTGCCGTAGACGGTGGCGCCGAAGCCGGTGCGGCCTGCAATGCCGCCTGACATCGATGCGCTGAAAGTGCCGCTTTTGAAGCTGGTGACACCGGCCGGGATCGCGCCCTTGCCCAGACCCTGTTCGGCAAGCCGGTGGGCGGCGTAAAGCATTATGCCCCGCGTCCGGGTCGCATCGCTCCAGGTTGCGGTTTCGGTCTGCCCCTCTTCAAGCCAGATTTGGACCGTAGCGTCGGCGACCGAAGCGAACGAACTGTAGCGCGCGCGAAATTGGTCGAGGAGGCTGGTCGGTGCGGGCGTCGGTTCCCCTTCACCCGCAAAGATCCCGGTGGCCAAAAGCGTCAGCATGGTTTTGGCTCCTTCATCATGCCGGTGTCAGCCGCGTGTGGGGCGCGGATCATACCGGCACACTGGCGTTGCCGTCGCGGCGGTGTTGCTGCGCTTTCGTCAATACCATGCCGATGCCTGCATCTTCGTCGGCCTTCACAGCGTCGAGGAAAATGGCGAGGTTCTCGGCATAAACATCAATGCTTGGATTGGAGCTCGAACCATCGACGTTGCCACCCGACACGACGTCATGGAAATAATACTCGACCGTGCCGCCGCGTAATTTCGCCTGCGTCCAACCTGCCTGCATTTGCGAAGCGGTAAGGCCCGTGACTCCGAAACCCGGATAGGTAAAGGCGAGCCCGGCCTCCCCAAACCGAGTGAGCCGCGAACCCTTGAATACCGTGTTCTGAAAAGTCGTCCGGCCCGATACGATACCCTCTTCGGCCATGATCGCTTGAATGCGGCCAGTGTGGAAAAGCGCCTGATCGTTTGTGAACGACATGCCGTGAACGCCAGACAGCGAGGCATTCAGCGTCAGCGTGACTTGTGTTCCGCTATCGACGCTTTGCACCCGCGCGAATGGTGCAGTCGTGGGCAGACCCTTGCCGACCGCCTTCATGCCCGCTGTGATGCCGGTCGTGCTGGACATCGTAACGACAGCCGATCCGCTCGTTTTCGTGACGCTCGGCACATTGATGCGTGTGCCGCCGACATTGGCTGTCCCGGCTGTGTTCCTGCCCCGAAAGACGCCGTTCGGGTAACAAAGGTGTTTCGGTTCCGGTAGGCCGCGAGCCGCGAACCACGCTTTTTGTGCCTGTAGGTCGGCGCGAAACGCTGCTTCACTCGCGAAATCGGTAATCAATGTGTCGTCGCTGCGCCCGTCAATCTGGAGGTCGTGACCGCGAGCGGCAAGGTCCAATACCTCCGCTTCGGTGATGCGACTAGCTTGGCCGACAAGAGCGGTCGGAACGTAGAACGTCCCCCGCCAACCGCGTTCCTCCAGCATGGTTGCGGCAATGCTATATTGGCCGGGTCGCAGGTCGTCGAAGCCCGGAACGAAAGTCGGGAAGCCACCCGCGCGGGCCACGAGAGAGTCATACAAGACGGTGCCGTTAAAGGGGCTTCCGGTCTGCTGCCCGATCGCACGATAGCCAATTTTCGTCGTCGGAGAGAAAGCCGAAACCGCCGCGTTTTCGGAAACGTGTTGCGCTTCCCAATAGCCGTTGAGCTTGTAATCGTTCACACCGCCTTCGCTGGCACCATCTGAAATCCGCCCATTGAACGGATAGCTGCCATTTTGGCCCAAACGGAGGCTCTCGCCCGAGAACTGATGCAATTCGGGATCGCTGCCCGCGTTCCAATACACTGCCAGCGTTCCAAGAGTGGATGGATCGAACGACCCCGCGACATCGGCTTTGCTGAACGATCCAGACTGCGTGCCGTCGCTGGTGAGCGCGATAGCCCCGGCACCTTGGACATTTCGTGTCGTATCGAGCGCGATCGTCCCGCCGTTCAAAGTTGACGCACCCGTCGTATTGTCGAATGCAGCCAAAAGGATCGGGGCGGTAGTGACCACCTGCAAAGCCGTCGCTTCGGTCAGCACGCCGCTATCGCGCCCGCGCACCACAAGCTGATGACCCACGTCCGCAGCCTGCGCAACATAGGTCGAGCCGGTCGCGCCTTCGATCTTCGTCAGCGCCCCGCCAGCGACAGCCTTGCGATACCATTGCGGTTCGGTGAGCGTGGTCGAGTAAGTCTGGCCAACCGATCCGTCAGCCGCAGCGGTGATGAAGTCGCCAAGGGGCGCGGCCACAGGCGGCAACAAGACACGCCTGCGCCGCGACAAGATCGCCGGTCGCGATACCCCAAGGCCAGCGAGCATCGGCATTAGCTGACGAGACCGACCAGCCCGGTGGCCGTCGTGCCGGTCGAAAGAACGCGCGTCGGGCTGAGCGGAAGAATTTGCCCTGCCGTGGCCGAGAAGGTCGCATTCGTTCCGTCGCTGCCCTTCAGCACCACATCACCTGCGCCGCCGACGTAAACCGCGTCAGGGATCGTTGCGAGGTCGGTGTTGCCATCGGGCGTAATCGGGAACCAGCGCTTGGCGCTGCCGAGCTTATTGATGGCGGCGGTGTTCGCATCCTGCTTCGCTTCGGTAGCCGCGCCTTCCTGAACGACCGGAAGAGGGTTCTCGGCCGAAACGTCCGTAGCCACGCCATCCCCACCGAACGTGGGCTTGATACGCTGAACGTGTGCGCCGCCAACATCATCTGTCGCCAGAACGGCTCCGGTTGCGGGCGCTGTGAGATTGTCGGGCATGTTGGCTCCTATGAAAAGGCCGCCCGCGCCCGCAAGCGAGAGCGGCCTATCTGCGATTGGGTGGCGGTCAGTCGTCCTTCGACGCTTCTTTCGCCGCCTTCGTGCTGGACTTCGCGAACCATTCTTCCGGCGCGTCGTCGAGCTCGGCTTCTTCTCCAGCTTCGACCATCACGAGGTTGCCATCGAGATAGCCGCCGCGGGGGCCGTTGGAGGTGTTGGTGTAGGTGGCCTTCGCCATATTCCGGTTCCTTCCTTAGATGCCGTCGCGGTAGACGATGGCCTTGGGCAGACGCACTTCCGTGCCACCGACGTTCATGATGCCGGCGACCTCGTAGACGAGGCTCGACTTCTGGAAGGCGGGCAGGAACTGGTGCGGTCCGGGCAGGTGAAATTTCACCACCTGCGGGTTGCGATCGTAGGCGACCATGCGCTTCGTGCCGCCGATACCCGCCGTCTCGAGCGCGCGGCTCTTGAGGATGGTGAGGCCTTCGCCCGCTGCGTTATTCGCCTGGAGGAAAGCGAGGATCGTCGATCCGCTGTCGCCAATGCGAGTGGTAGCGATGCGATTATATTCGCTGGTCGGGAGAACCACCGTGTTCGCGATGTGCGTTTCGCCCGTGCCGATTTCGACTGCGGTGATCGCTTCGTTCAGATCCCGAAGAACCAGGTCGGGCGATTTGCTCGCGAAGGTACGAGCCGAGCCCGCCCCGTCGTTCGGCACGTTGGCGACCGGCGAGGAGCCGTTGTTGACGAAGCCCGTCCAGCCCTTCTCGGCTTCACCACGCGGCGTCTTGCCGCTCATGGCAAGCCCGTAGATGAAGAAGTCGGAGGCCTGCACGGCGGCATCGGCTTTGTCGCTGGACAGCGAGCGGCCAAGCTTGGCGGCGCGCTGGAGCTCCTGCGTGTTCCACTCGTACCCGATACCGGCCAAGTGGAAGTTTTTGGTCGACTGGGTCATGTTGCTCGACGCATACGGAACGTCGAAGGCACCGCCGGACAGGAACTCGGCCTGGCCCACGTTGTCGCGCGAATAGACCAGCGTGCCGATGTCCCACATGTCGCCCGAGGAATCGACCGTCATGAAACGGCTGATATCGAAGCTCGGACGCTTGGTGGCGTAGACCTCGGCCTCGATGCGATAAAGCTGCGGCGTCAGGAAGGCATAGCCCACCTGCGCATCGCTCATGAAGGCGTCGACCTTGTCGGCGAAAGTCGCTGCATAGCGGGCGTTGTCGGCTGCCCAGGCGGAAATGACGGCGCGCTTGATGTCGGCATCGGCAGCCATGAAGCCGATCGGATCGGTAAGACCCGCCGCGCTGTCGTAGAAAGTGGTGATCGCGTTCATGTCAGTCCCCTCAGCGCTTCGCGATGCGGCACAGGCCGTCGGTCACGGTTTCGTCGGCGACCCATCCGGTCGCGATGTTGGTGGCGTCCGCTGCCGTGCCGGAGATGTTGCCGGTGGCGGTGGCGATGGTGAGCGCCTGGCCATCGGTGACGGCGCCGGTCACATTCACGAAGATCGCGCCCTGCGTCATGACGGGCACGTTGTCGTACTGCGGATAGGTATCGGCGGCCTGACCAGCGATGGGCGCGAGGGCCATCGTGCCGATCGTGAAGCCGAGGAACTTGTTCGCAGCCGCCGTGGCGGTGATGCCATGATCGCCGTTGCCCCGGAAAGCGCCCTTGCCAAAGGCGATCCCGGCAGCATCTTCGATGGTGCGAGTGAGGCGGTTGCTGGTTTCGCCATTGGCGACCATGCCCGCATAGCCCTTGGCGAGCGCTTCGCCGTAGGTCGTCTGAAGTTCAGCCATTGGTCAGTTCCTCAGTTGCCGAAGCGCGCAGCGCGCAGGGTGGAGATGTTGGCGGATGAGTCCGTGGCGATCACGGTGCGCGGCGCGATGTTCTGCACCTGAGGCGCGGCATCGGCGGTGAGCACGGCAAACGCGCCCTCGATCGCGGCGTCCGTGGTCGGAGCCTTGTCGCCGAGCTTGGCCGTGACGACGGCCTTGCGAATGTCCGCAGCGGACTTCCCGGCGCAGTCGATGGTCGGAACCGCGACCTTTGCGCTGGCGATGAGCGCGGCGCGATCGGCGGCGAGAGCGTCGAGCTTGGCGGGATCGCTGGCGGCTTTCGCGTCAGCGAGCTGCGTATCGAGCGCGGCTTTCTCGCCGGTCAGCGTTTCGACCTTGCTGTCTGCCGCCGCCTTGTCGGCAAGCGCCGCCGTCAGCTTGTTGTCGAGGGCCGCGATGGTCTGTTCGACAGCCGTCGCGTCGGAGAGATTGACGGACATTCCGTCGAGGTTGATGACCTTCACGCGGTCCTCCTTGGTTGGGGAAAGTTCCGCCACGCGGGCGGGGTTGGCATCGCAGGCTGCGAATTTGGGAGCGGAATCGCCGATGCGGCATTCGGGACCGGCCCGACCGCGATCGACAATGGCGATGTGGTTGCCGACGATTCCGGTCTGGCGAGCGTCGCACACGGTGCCGTCCGGCGCCTTGAACTGCCCGAATTCGAGGTCGGTCGCGTAACCGTTGGAGAGTTCGCGCTTGCCCCCCTCGACAGCAGCGATGGCGCTGGCGTCGGTCAGCAGGATGTCGAACGAGAGATGGTCCCCGTCGCGCATCGCACCCATGATCGTGCCACGCGCATAATCGCGCCAATTTGCGGACGTGACGGGCTGGGCGGGATGATCGTTGGTGACTGGCTTGCCGATGAAGCTGCGAGCCGCCGCCTGGTCGAACACCGTGGCATCGTCGCGGAGGACTTTGACCACGGCCTTGTCGCGCAGGCCGTGCGCGTTCTGCGGGTCGACCTCTGCGCCGGAATAGTCGTAGACGCCGACTCTCGCCGCCTTTGCCCTGACGGCTAGGAAGCCCTCGCGGGTACGTTTCGGCGCGTCAAGCGTGAGGTGGTCCGTAGCGAACATGCCATGCGGGTTAGCGCATGGGCTGGGGGTCGCTTACCGCCGTCAGGATTACTCGGACAGGGCGGCGTCGATCATGGCTCGGTAGACACTTCGAACTTCGTGCGTGAAGTCCTCCGTTCTGCCGTTCTGCAGGATCGCTTTGCCATCGTACATCATCATATCGTTCGGTTCACGCATTGCGCGAAGAACGGCACGGGCCGCCTGCTCGCATTCGTCGGCATCGAGTAACAAGCCGCAGTCATGAACTGCCTTTGCTGCGCCTTCAATGATGTCAGGCATGAGCGTCTGCCGACCACCCGCGTTCGGCCATTCCCGCTTTCATCTTCGCAATGCTTTTTTCGAGCGCTTCGATGGTTCCAGCGACAGTGTATCCCTCATCTTCGTCCTCGGCAGCAGCTAGAACGGCTTCAGACAAAGGAAGATTATAGGTCTTGTGCTTGAGGTCGTCATTTGGATGTTGGACACCAAAATTAAGACAAGCCTCATTTTGCTTGTACCAATCTATCCGGGGCTGCTGGATAGGGTCTTCATATAGCTCTAAATTGTATGCGTAAATCGCATCAGCCACTGCATCGTCAAAGGCGTCACTATCAAGCCAATCGTCCATGCCTTTTTGGACTAGCGCTGTCGCCTTGATTATGAGCGCACGAGATGAAATATGAGAGATAGCCATTCGATCCTCCGTTGATCGTTTCGGTCAGGGCCGCATCGTGTTAGTCGCACGATTGCGGCCCGATTTACGTAGCAGACTCGCCGGTTTCCTCCAAGCGATTACGCATCAGCTTCGCGGTTGTGCCGCCCGCCACTATTTCGGCGGACGTGGGCAAGAGAGGCCCGCGCACAATAGGTCCGCGTGGCTGCACTTCGTCAAATAGCGCCTTGATTACGGGGTCAATCATACCGCCTCCAATTCGTCCTCAATCATCCAGTCCAGCGCAAGCACCGCCTGCTCGGTGCATCCGCAGTAGGGCGGGACACCGGCCCGATCATCGGCAGGCGGCGGCGTGCGCACCGTCTCACCCTCAAACTCACGCCCGGCCCAATCGGTCCGCTCCGAATACAGGTTGCCGTCTCGCGCCAAATGATCCTCGCGCGGGTTGCGCTTCGAACTATGCCGCCAGCGGAACAGCGGAATGCCCGCTTGCCTGCGCCGCTCCTGGTTGAGCTGCGCGCCAAGCTTGCTGACCTGGTCGCCCGCAATCCTGATAGCGCGCCGCCGCTCCATCGCCACGGCTTCGCGGATCTCGCGCGCAACGTCCGCCGGGCTGGTGCGGTTCTGATAGCCACGGAACACCGAGCCACCGATACGCCGTCGCGCTTCATCGGACACCGATCGCACAAGGCCCACATTCTCCTCGATCACCGCCGCGACCGTCTGGCGCACATCTTGGGGGCCGATCATCATGGCGATGTCGACCTTGGCACCGGCGAGCAACGACTCGGCCCACTTGCGACGATGGGCCAGTTCGACTTTCGCGGCCCAAGTGGCGAGCGCGGGTCGGATCGTCAGGAAGACGCCTGCTAGGTCAGCCTCGACCTGCGAGATGATGGCGCCCGTGTCTTCCGGCGCGTCGGTGGTCATCTGGGCGAGGGTGAGCTCGTAGCTATTGAGGATGGATGACAGGGCGGCGTCCCAGCGCGCGACGATATCGGCATAGGCTGCTTGATAGAGGTCGGTTGCCAGCATTGTGGGCAGGGCGATTGGTCGGAGGGGGATGAAGGATCGGCGGACACCGGCGGCGCGCGCCATACGGGCTGTGGGGAGGGGCATTACGCCTCCACGATTCCCGACTTCCAATCTTCGTCCAGGTTCTCGAATATCTCGGGCCCGAACCGCAGCTCGCCCGCGAAGGGCTTGATCGCATCAATATCGAAATCTGCCGGTGCGTTGTAGGTCAGCGTGACGTGGGGCAGATAGTCGGGGAAGTCGTGCGATGCGCCGCGTCGGATCATGTCTTCGTGGCGATACGACAGCGCGGACGAGGCGAATTGCAGCACGACAGCGCCACCGTCGAAGCGCTCCAAGGCGCGAGGCCCGCTGAGAACCTTGATCCCGCCATCGCTCGACATACCCCAGCCATCCTCGCCCATCGCGATCGGGTCGACCGGCTTGCGGCTGTAGAGGACCGTGACGTGCATATCGGCGGCGGAAAGGGTCGACGAGAAGCCGTTATCCTTGGCCCAAGCGACGAGATCGGCGGCGTTCAGCAGGTTGCGGCGGACGTAGAGCGCGCGCGGCTTGGCATCATTCGCAGCACGGCGGGCGGGGACACTGCCCCCGCCTTCACCGGCAGATAGTTCGATCACCTCACTTTCCGGTTTGCGTTGCTCCCTACCAATGCCCGTCCGCACCTCCTCAGACACATCCGCCAGCGCAGCGTCGATCCCTGGCAGAAAGCCTTCGCTCGACATGAGATTCTGCACGCCCTTCGCCAGCGCGATTTCGGGCATGGTCGCGCTCGCCTGAAGCTTCTCGATCGCCTCCATGAGTGTCTTGAAGCGGGTCGCCTCGTCCTTCTCGCTCGGCAGGGAGAGCGGGTTCCAACGATACCACGCCGTGGCATCCGGCACGCGCCCGAGCGCGGACGGAACGAGATGCCGGTCCAGCTTGTCGATGCACGGCGAGAGGCGCATTTCCTGCCGGGCCCGAACGAGCTTGTTCCAGTCGAGCTGCTGGCTTTCGCCGCTGCTGTTCAGACCTTCCGGCGCACGGCCCAGAAGGCGGGTGGCCGGGATATCGGAAACGGCTGCGCAGAACTCGGCGTAGAAATTGAGCACGTCCTTCGCGCCCGAAAAGCTGTAGGTCGCGTCCTCGATCTGCTCCCCGCCTTTGCCCTCAGCATCGCCAGCGTCGAAGATGATGGCGTTGTGGATGCTTTCGGCCTGCGCGAGGATGGCGAGGCGCTTCATGACCTTCTCGTCTTCGCCCGCCGCCATCATTTCGTAGAGGCCACGGATCCCGATGCGGAGCGTGCGCGCCTTGTGAAGCAGCGCAGCGAAGCTCGCACGCGCCGTGTCGCTGTCCTTCACCGCGTCGAGTACCTGCGCCACGACGCTCTCGCCCCAATACTGGTCTGCCGTGCTGGTCGCGACCATCGCTATCGTTGCAGTCGTATCGGCACGGAACGGGATCACGCGCGAGGGATGGATGGTCTGTTGCCCCGCTGCGGATTGCAGCTTCCACATGACGGGATCGCCATAGCCCGGCTCGCGCGCATCGTTTTGCAG